ATTCCACTAACAACCACTAAAATTAACAATATGAATAGAATTTATAGAGGTGTGAAATACACTAAAAATAAAAGTACAACTTGGGATGGTGTAGAGTTTGACTCTTATCACTGCAATGATAAAAAAATACTTGATGGTTTAGATACTGTATCATTTACTAAACTAAGTGAACAAGATATGAAAAGTGAAATAGATCAACTCATAGATAAAAAAGAAGTAAATATACTTTTACAAAATCTAATGCATGAAGCGCGAAGAGATTGGTACACTAACACATACCCAGGTGAGTACACAGGTGATTAAGTTACAAACAAATAAAAATCACTAATGGATAATATAATAAACTAATAATAATAAATAAAACTAATAACAATGAGAAAATTCACACACAAAGTACTTATAGTACTAAAGCGAGCAAACAAAGTATTAACCAAGTTAGGTAGCGCTGCTGCATTCGCAATAAGAAACTAATTATGCAATTTATACTAAAATGTCCTAACGGAAAACGAATTGATATGTCCACCTATATATTAAAGCAACTTACGGGTGAGATAACTCAAAGCGAAGTTAACGAAAGAATTGAATTTTATAAATCTACAAATACTATATAATATGAGAACTATAAAACTTACCGACGGAGATTGTACTTTTGTACACTATGTATTAAGAATGTATGCTCAACAAACACCTGGGCTTGACAGCGAAGATAAAGAAGAAATCCGTGAAGTAGCTGCTAAATTTAAATAATATGGAAATAGAATTATGTGAAAATATAACCGTGAACGGTTGGGATTTTGAACTAGTAAACAACGACACTAATGATAGATTTTACCAATGCAGAGGTGAAGTAATGTACGACGACGAGCATGACGAGATACCTGAACCAAGTCTTTGGCGAGCAGCACAGAAATTAGAAGAAATACTAACTAAAGATGGTCTTGATGTCTACTCAGGTCACAGCGAAAAAGGTTGGGTTGAAGTAACTATAAATCAATAAAAGTTACAAACAAAACAATATTACTATTGGATAATATAAATGTAAATAATAAATAATAAACTATGCAGACAATTAAATTTCAAAATTCAAGTACAATCAAGTTAAAAGGTACGATTTACAAAGGTTATACTGTAGGTAATCTACCAAAAAGATTTGCCTTCATCTATGATGAAAATAAAGATCAAGAAGGTATTACCAACTGGTTTAACTACAAAGGTTTAACTTACATTGAAAAACCTGATAACCCATGGGCATAGCAGCTAATCCGAGAACTATGAAAGAGCTAATAGCTTACTCGGAACTACAAAAGAAATTACGAGCAGACGGGCATAGACGTGCTGTTCGAACAGACGGTGCATGTGGTGGACTAACTGACAAAGAATACAATAGTATTACAACTCGTCAGAAATCTAACTTCGCAAAAGCTAGAAAGTTCACCCACAGCCGTATGTGGCTAGAAACTCACAAGAAGTTTGACACAAAGCAATTATCAATAATAAAAAAAACACTATAATGAGTAAAACAAAATTTAACGGATTTGAAAAGTATTTTATCCAAACAGCACTGCGTCACGCTATAGAGGAGGCGGAAAAAGATGTATTAGCAGCTGAGGCTGACGGAAAAAGATCTATATACGCACCAGGTTATTTTACCTTGGTTGGCAATGAAATAATTGATAAAGTAAATAGTATGACACTTAAAAAATACCAAGACTAATGAGTGATTCAGTAAAAAAATGGCACGAAATACAAGAAGATAAGCAAACATTATCAGAAGAGCACATAGACTCTATTGCTATGCAAATGGATCTTAAGATGTGGGAAAGTTTTAGCAGTATTATAAGTAATACTTTAGAATACGAGCAAGCTATGTATATAACAGACAGAGATATACTGTTAATAAAAGAAAGAGTTAAAAAATACTTATAGTATGAGTAAAATGAAAGAAATTGACGAGATAGCACAAGGTATTGCTGACGTCACTAAAGAACTTATGGAAGACAGTATTGATTGGCGGATAGCGGATCAACCTGTGAACGGAGACGAGTATAAAGAGCTGCACGATATGGTTATGTTCTTAGCTATTGAGAAAATGTATATGTCTACTAAAAGAAAGTATTATGAGTATGATTAATTACAAACAAAATAAAATCACTACTGGATAATATATATGTAAATAATAAAATAATAAACTATGTACTGTAAATGCGGCGATGAAGTCCATCCTTATCGATTAAATTTAGGATATAAAACATGTCCACCTTGTTCTGAAGTAAAAAAACATTCTTATGTTCCAATTACTTACCACAAAACAGGTAATACAATTCAAATAGTAAGTCAAGAGCTAAGCGCACTTGTACATAAATCACAAAGACGAAGATAATATGAATTACAGAACAGAATGGCAAGCTCGCCAAAAAGAGCTAGAAGACAAATATGTAGAGCTAATGCTCGCTAAATACCCACTACTAACTGATGTAACTACAGATACACAGCGTAAAAACGGTACTAGAATGTTTGAACTTAATCATAAAAAGTATGGTCCAACCAGATTTGCTACGTATAAAACAGGCATGGTGCGTAAAATTATTAGAACTAGGTTTAATGAGCTTTCTTGCTATCAACTAAATCCTCAACGAAAATCTATCAGATACTACGCGCACCTTAGTGACAATAGCGAGTTAAATATAAAAAGTTACGAAAGTACACAAAGAGTAGGAATAAGTAGTGGCTTAGCTAGATTAGTGTATTTAGAAAAATACTTAATAAAAAACTACAATTTGGATTCAGTGCAAGATATTATCGAAGTCGACGGTGTGTTGTATAAAAAAATCTAATACACGGTAGAGGGCTTAGTACGGCTGCAATATAACGTAGTTAAGCTAACGAAGATCCTCCAATGTGTTTAGAGTTTTACGGTATATAGCTCTATTTAAATAAGAAAACCGATGGCGAAAGATACGATTAGTGATCACATAATAGCCGGTAAACTAGGTATGGTACGCAGTGCGCTTGAATCAGTAAACGTTTTCACGAGCTGGTTAGCGAGGACGTTACTACCGACGGGTATGAGGTTCGATTCCTCACTAGTTACAAAGCCCAGCGAATAAATAACAAACCACGGCGAAAGCAAAGGTAGGAAATGTCTGGGTAGGACGATATGGTAACGAAGATAATTTCAAGCGGGTTCGATTCCCGCGCGTCCACTAATTTAAAATTAAATATTATGAATTTATACCAAAGGTTAATGACCAAAAACAAAGAAGCTATTAAAGAGTATGGTAAAAGATACCCTCATACAGCTGAGATGATTATTGCAGAATTAAAAAGTGAAGAATTCTTTACGAATGTAAGATATGGAACTGCTTATGATGTGCAATTAATATGTAAAATTGACTTTTTTGGCGATGCATTTATTTAAATACAAAGAAGTAAATATAAAAAGAATTAAAAATATAACTATAAATAAATAAAAGCAGATGAAAAATAAATTTATAACAGATGAGTTAATAGCTCAAAGAATGGAAGCTAAAGGTTGGATCGAAGGTTGCGACGACGAGCATGCTAAAAAACAAGTACTTGAACACTACGATTGTGAGATAACTGATCAATGGCAAAGTCCTGATTTTAGTGTATACGAAGAATCAACAGCTGACGGTTACTCTGTATGGATTGCTACTGCTGACGATAAACATATAAATGTTAACGAAGATGTATACTACTATGAAAACGAACTTACAGATGTGTTATACGATGCAATACCTGACTTCGATCAGATATACTGTGATAACTATGACTTTGTTGAAGATGCTATTACTAGACACTACGAAGATTTACTGTTTCGAATGGAAGATGAAATTATAGATGAGTTACTTGACGAGGGTTACGACCATAAAGTAGTTATTCCTATAAATACACTACAATATATAGAAATGATCTCTCAAGATGATCAGTTTAATAAAGATCACGAAAAATATTCAGGGTGTATAAATATAGATGCTGAACATGATTATAAGTGGCTAAACTACGCTAGTCAAATAATTAAAGACAAATCTAGGTATGAGATTGTAGCTAACCACTATGGTTTAACTATAGAAAGGGCAGTTAAAGGTGAATTAATATTTAAAGAATTAAAAAATGAAGACTAAAAAACAAACAGTACCTAAATGGTTTAAAGGTATGATTTACGATAAAGGTGAAGAAGTACAAAACCCTTTTAGCGGTCAATGCTATACACTGAATAGCCTTGAGCTATCTATGTATGATTTCATAATGGGATCACAGCATGTGTTTGAGATGGCACCTAAATCTGTTACACCTAAACAAGTTAATGACTTTCAAAAAGCATTAAATTGGTTTCGTAAAAACAATATTGAAGCTTATATGGTATTATTAGATTAATTATGAACTTACTTACTCAAAACTCTAAATTAAAAAAGACCTCAAAAAAATTAAAGCTCCGGGTTTTTAACTTCGGTATTCCTGCCTACAAATCTGCTAGCGGGAAACTGACGTGCCCCATGGCTGACAGTTGTGTTAAATTCTGTTATGCTAAGAAAGGAGCTTACATCTGGAGTAACGTAAAACCTGCGTTTGAAAAGCGTTATCAACTCAGCAAGACTGACAATTTTGTTGAGGCTATGAACGCTGAAATACGTAAAAAGAAACCTGATTACGTCAGAGTCCATGATAGCGGCGATTATTATTCTCGCGCGTATCTAAAAAAGTGGATCGAAATTGCTATTAGCAATCCTAACGTTAGGTTTTACAGTTACACCAACATGATAGACATGATGCTAAAAGCTTCATTACCAGATAATTATGATATAATCTTCTCTGATTCAGGGAAACAAAAACACTTAATAAATGAAAGGCAACATAGACACACCAAGATTTTTTCTAGTCACAGCGATCTTATATCTGCTGGCTATACTGATGCTTCGTCTGTGGATTTAATGGCTACAAGATGGTTCAACAAGACAAACAAAGTAGGATTAGTGTTCCACTAATTACAAACAAAATTTATTCACTAATGGATAATAAACTAAATATTAACAATTAAATTAAATTATGAACAAATTAGTATTACCAAAGCAAATTGTACAAGTAAACTCTACTGCAATTTCAACAGCAATTTATGAGTATGAAACTTATAGATTAAAATTAACATTTCATAGCGGTAGTTCTTACAACTACACTAAAGTTCCTAACCACGTATTCGAAGGTTTACGAACTTCGGAATCTAAAGGTAAGTTTATTAACAAATACATTTTACCTGTATATAAATTTACATATGCTTAATGACAGAGAAAGATATTACTAAAATAGCTGAGCTAACTGCTAAAATTATAATAGATCATTTAGAGGCTAAGCAAGATGAATGGAATCAAGAGTTTCATTTATCGATGGAAAATATCAAACAAGACGGCTTTGGCAACATGCGTATGATGTCTGAGCAAGAAGTAATTCAAATGCAAATAGACGAACTGCAACAAGAGTTAGACAAAGCCGTTGATTCTCAAGACTTTAAATTAGCAAGTAAAATAAACAGTAGAATAATAGACTTAAAAGCAAAATTATGATAAAACCAATGCTCGCATACAAAGTAGGTAAAAAAGATATCGACTGGTCCGAGAAAATATTCATGCAACCTAAGCTCGACGGCGTTCGCTGTATAATATCTAAAGACGGTGCGTGGTCTCGTACAGGTAAACCCTGGCTAAACATTGATCACATACTTGAAAATTTAAAACCAGTATTTGAAAAATACCCTGAACTTATACTTGACGGCGAATTATACAATCACGAATTAAAAAATGATTTCGAAAAAATTATTTCATTAGTTCGTAAGACTAAGCCACAAGCTAATGACAGAGTTGAATCAGCAGCTTATGTGCAATTTCATTGCTACGACTTTGTAGATACTAATCTTACATTTGAAAACCGTATGAAGTTTTTATCTACAGCTCCATTGTATTCTTATTGTGTTAAGTATGTACCAACTCATAGTGTTGCAACACGGGGTTTAGCAAATGCTATGCATGAAGACTGGCTTGACCAAGGCTACGAAGGCTCGATACTGCGTTTAAACGGTGTTTACGAATGTAAACGTTCTTATAACTTACAAAAGTTTAAAGACTTCCACGATACCGAAGCGACAATAGTAGGCTATGTACCCGGTAAAGGCAAGTTTACAGGTCTAATCGGTAAGTTTTTAATGCGTGATGATGACGGTATTGAGTTTGGTTGCCCTATTGGTAAAGGCTATGACTTTCAAGATCGCCGTAATATATTAGAAAATATAAAAGATTATATTGGCAAACGAGCTACGTTCACTTATTTCGAGCGTACTAAAGCTAATAGTTATCGACATCCACTATATAAAACCTTACGTAATTATGAGTAAGTTAATATGGAGACTATACAACGAGAATATGATAAGTATAGAAGTAGCTGATATGTTACTTGATGAATATTATAATAGAGTAAACAAAAAAAGATATTAATGAATATATTTTATTTACACAGAGACCCAGTTAAAGCTGCTAAGATACAATACAATAAGCATGTTGTTAAAATGATCTTAGAATCAGCCCAAATGCTTTGTACAGCACACCATCTGCTATGTCCAGATGAATCTGAAGATATACCATATAAGGTAGCTCATAAAAACCATCCATCAACAAGATGGGTTAGGCAATCAGCATCTCATTATGCTTGGTTGTATTACCATATGATAGCACTAGGTGAAGAGTATACTAAGCGTTATGGTAAAGTACATAAGAGTATTACAAAATGCAAAGATGTATTAGCTAAGCTACCTGGTGGTATATTTAATGTAGGTTTTGAAGAGCCTCCACAGTGTATGCCTGATGAATACAAAGTAGAAGGTGATAGCGTAGCAGCTTATTGGAATTATTATGAAAATGAAAAATATAAAATAAAAGGAAAAAATGAGCAGAAAATTATACGTACACAACTTAGAGACTAATTTCGGAGGAATAAAAAATAAGATTGAAAATCTTAAAAAAAATAAAACTAAGAAAAAAGGGACTGTGACAACAGCCTATAAGATTAAATAGTAAGGGGCTAATGTCATACAAAAGAAATATTAAATATCTAGCGGATAGAGGCATCGTGTATAGGCAAGATCCTGTTAACGATGTACCTACTATTGAAACAGATAAATACATGTTCTTTGAAAATGGTACTTACGAATGTTACACATTGTTTAATACTAATGCTAAGATTACATCTTACAAAAGTCTTAAGTGGCATTTGTATGTATTATGGTATTTGAACGCTGACATGAATCAAGATAAGTTTGATAACATGGCTAAAATTATATGTGACAAAAAAAATGGATTTGTTACCTTTGACATTAGCACTTGGCATTATGAGAAAATTGTTTATGATGTACTGATGAGTGATCTTGATGAACCACCTAGAAACAAATTACGTAAGGTAATATTTAAAGATTATAGTATGTTAACTGTCAGTGAAAAACTTAGTATAGTTGGTAAGTTAATAGGTAAGTCTAGTAATGTAGACGCTGAAGCTATTTATCAATGTATGTTAGATATAAACGAATTTGGTAAAAAAATAACAATAAGTCGTTTAGCTGGTTTACTTGATTGCTCAACTAGAACTATATACAGAAATATGAATAGTGCTTTAAACAAAGAGAAAGAATTATTAAATCAACAATTATGAGACAAAACTTTAATGAGTGGATGGCAAAGATAGGTAATATACATTACGCTAACGATAATTTAATGGCTAAAGCTTTTGAAAAAATAGATCAATATGAAGAAATATAATATACAAAATTATATAAGATACAAGACAGATGTTAAAACATCTATAGCCAACCTTGAAGGTAAATTCTACGATGAGTATACTAAAGACGAACTTATAATAAAGTTTCTTCCTTTAGTAGAAAACTTAGCTAGAAAATTTTCAACCAGCGATCAAGCTTCTGGAATATTAAGTATTAATGACTTAATACAAATAGGTAATGAAGCGTTAATTAAAGCTGTAAATAAAATAGATTGGTCAGTTATAGATGAATCACCTGATGTTGAGAAAACTTTAAAATCATTTTTAAGCAAGCGAATTAAGGGTGCAATACGTAGAAGAATAGATATAAACAAAGGTGGTATGAGAATACCAGAGCATAAACTAAACGAGATACGTAAAAATCCTGACAACGAAGACTTAAGTAAAATATTTATAACAAGTATGTTTACTTCACTAGACAATGAACAGTCGAGTAAAACTAATACATATAAAAACGATGACAATACAATGAGCTTTGCTCAGTCTATAGAAGATGATTCAACTCCTTATAATATAGACTTAATGAATGCATATCTCATGGGTATAATGAAACAATATTTAAGCAACACAGAGTACGAAGTTATAAGATTAACTTATGGTATGGACTGTGAAAAACACTCAGCAAAAGAAATAGCTGTAAAACTAAATATAACTGGAGTTAGTAATTATGTGAGAATATCTGAAATAAAAAAGGCAGCTATAGATAAATTAATAGCAAACGTAGATAGCTCGCAAGTGATTGACTTTCTGTAAGTTAAGTGAAAAAAACAATGTAAAACTTAATATTAATATGTAATTATATACTTAATAGACTAATATGAAATTAAATACCTTAAACGACAAACTGGCATCTGTCCAGACAAGATTTAAATCGAAAAAAAGTAGATTTAACTCATTCGGCAAATACAACTTCAGATCAGCCGAAGACATTCTAGAAGCGATAAAACCCTTTCTGTTAGAGTTAGGAGTTAGTGTGAGAATTGATGAGGAATATATACATACAGATATGTTACCTCTTTTAAAATCAACTGCTATAATTAGTGACGGTGATAATGCTATACATGCAACATCTATTGTTGGTATAGACTTAAATCAAAAAGGTATGAACGTACCTCAGCAGTTTGGTAGTGCGTCCTCGTACGCTAAGAAATATGCTCTTGGAAATTTATTTCTAATTGATGATACAGCAGATAGTGACGCGACAAATACACACGGTAAAGCACCGAAAGCTAAAAACACATTAACCTCAGAAAAAGATCCAGCATATACAAAAGCTGTAGACTATATTAAAAAAGGAGGTAAGTTAGAAGCTATAAAAGCTAAGTATAATATTTCAAAAGAAATAGAAACAAAATTAACAACTTTATAACATGGATAATTTAACAAAAAAAGATATATTAGAAAAGCTTAAAATTGATGAGCATTACTATGGAGAGTTTGGCCAGCAGTTTAGAAGTAATTCTGATATATCTGTATTGTTAAAAAACCCTTTAGCGCTTAACAAAAGTCAAGGTACTAATATAAACTTCTTGGTTGGTGGTTATTTCCACACGGCTATACTAGAGCCAGATAAACTAAAGAACTTTAAAATAATAGAATCTACGACTAGGAATACAAAAGCGTATAAAGAGATTTCAGGCGGTGAAATGTGTTTATTACAACACGAAGTAGATAAAACAGAGTTACTAATTGATACTATGAAACAAAATAAGTTTTGTATGGATCTAATTAATGGTATCAATGTTGAATACGAACAACCTGGAATTAAAGAGATTGAAGGGATGTGGTGGAAAGGTAAAGCAGATATAGTAAATCACGATGAAAGATTAGTTATTGATCTAAAGACAACAGGTGATATATCGAAATTTAGAAGTTCAGCCTTCCGTTACAACTACGACAGTCAAGCGTACATTTATCGAAGACTATTTGGTTATGACTTAGTGTTTATAGCTATAGATAAAAACACACATCAAATAGGTATATTTGATTGTTCAGATGCTTTCTACGAAAGCGGTTTAGATAAAGTACAAAAAGCTGTAGAGCAATACAAATTGTTCTACGAAACACCGGATTTCGATCCACATCAATTTTTTATTAACAAGACTTTATAGTCTTAAAAACTATTCAAATGGCTAGTATTATTAAAGCAAACATTAATTTAAATGAGATCCCAAAGGATAAAATCTACAAGGGAAAGAAAGGGTCTTATTTACCAATTACAATCACAATAAACGACGAGGTTGATAATTATGGTAATCAAGGCCCTGTAGTAGTAGAACAATCCAAAGAAGAACGTGAGGCTAAAGCTCCAAAGGTTTATTTAGGAAATGTAAAGGTTGTATGGACTAACGGCGACAACGTTGCTGCAGCACCTAGAACAGATCAACCTCAGCAAGCAGCTCAATCTTTTGCTCCTCAAGACGATGATTTGCCGTTCTAATGGAACAATGCGAGTTTTGCGAGAGAGACATGTCCGAAGAAGAGTACGATTTTTGTGATATATGCCCTGATTGCAGGGAAGGAGAATAATTAAATTAAATTAAATTAAATGCAGACAACAGAGATCAATGGATTTGCGATTGACACATTCAATCAGCATGGCCTAGAAGAAGGGAGTAAGCAAGGGACTTGTCCTTTATGCTCTCACACTAGGAAACCCAAGAATCAAAAAGCAAAATGTGCTTCTTATGATTGGGAACGGGGTCTCGGTACTTGTCACAACTGTAATAAATCATTTCAACTACATACTTATCAGCGCAAAGGTAGTGCTGAAAAAGTATATGTAAAGCCTGAAGTCAAAACAAATCCAGATAAACCTGAGTTTGTAAGTGATAAGGTTATCGAATGGTTTGGAACAAGAGGTATATCACCTCGGACTCTCATTGACTTAAAGATCAGTGAGGGTCCTGAGTGGATGCCACAGACCGGTAAAACCGAGAATGTAATAAAGTTCAATTATTTTATGGGCGGCGAATTAACTAATGTTAAATACCGAGATGGAAGAAAGAACTTTAAATTATATAAAGGGGCTGAGAAAGTATTTTATAATATAGATAGTATAGTAGGATATGAGTATTGTGTTATAGTTGAAGGTGAAATGGATGTATTAGCATTACATGAAGCCGGTATTACAAATGCTATATCAGTTCCTAACGGAGCAACATTAAATACTAACAATTTAGATTATTTAGATAGTTGTATTGATTATTTTGAAGACAAAGAAAAGATCATACTAGCTGTAGACTCTGATGATGCTGGACAAGCATTACAAGCAGAGTTAATTAGAAGGCTAGGATCTGAGGTTTGTTATATAACTACATTTGAAGATTGTAAAGATGCTAATGAATACTTGCAAAAATATGGCAAAGAAAAACTTACAGAGAGAATCACTGGAGCAAGGCCCGTGCCACTGGAGAATGTTACAACGTTCAGGGATATCGAAGATGAAGTCACGGACTTTGTTCGTAATGGTTTCAAGCCTGGCTTTCAAATTGGTTTGGAAAACTTTGATAATATATTTTCGACGTACACTGGTCAGTTTATTACTGTCACTGGCATACCCTCTTCGGGCAAGTCGGATTTCGTGGATCAAATGGTTGTCGGATATAATGCGAACTATGGTTGGAAAACAGCTTTCGCTTCTCCGGAAAACGTACCAACATATCTACATGCTCATAAGTTAATGCGTAAGACTTGGCAAGGTATGCCAACTAAAGAAGATATCGGTGGAGACAAATGGAATCAAATAGCAGATCATTGTAATAGTAATTACTTTCACATTGATATGGAACGTTACACTTTAGAATCAGTACTTAAAAAAGCTGCTGAACTAGTTAAACGTAAAGGTATTAAATGCCTAGTTATTGATCCATTTAATAAGGTTAGAGATGTTGATTGCAAGACAGAAGATGTTAACCGTTATACAATGGAATATCTTACTAAGATAGAAACATTTGCTAAAAAGTTTGATGTACTAGTATTTATAGTAGCTCACCCTACTAAAATGTATAAAGACAAAGATGGTAAAATCGAAGAGCCAACTATGTATAATATTAAAGGTGGTGGTGAATGGTACGATGCTTCTTATCACGGATTATTAATTCATAGAGATTATGAAAACAAAACTGTTAAAGCTAAAGTACTTAAAATAAAGTTTCAAAACCTCGGTGAAAACGGAGCTGAAGCACATTTTAAGTGGGAGCCAAGATCAGGTTGTTTCTTACCTCACGAACCTTTAGATGTATCTGCAGATAAAATGCCTTGGGAATAAATGGGTAAGAAGAAATCACCTTGGGATATGGGTGACTATACTCCCACTAAACAAGAGGCTGAAGCTATGAGATGGTGTATAAGAAATAAAATATACATCTCACCAGTGGCAATAAGAGAAGCTAGATGGACTATAGAGATATTGAATAATGGTAAAGCAAATACAGATCCTAAAGACTACAAAAAAGTAGATATATGGATGAAGATGTATGAGTACTACAAATACTATAAAAACAAATATGAAAACAAGATTTGAAAACGCTAATGAAGCTTATGAAGCTGTGTTAGATGAAATACTTCAAAAAGGTATAGATTTTGGTGATACTAAAGCTATATTTAATTGCGGGTTTTATATAGATAATCCTTCAGATAAAACTATAACAAATGTAGAGAGAAAATGGAATCAAAAATACGCAGCAGCTGAATGGGCTTGGTATTTATCTGGTGACCCTAGAATATCTAAGCTAGGTGAATTATATGGTAGCATACCTCCTATATGGAAACGAATGGCAGATAAAAATGGTGAAGTTAATTCTAATTATGGTTATCAATGGCAAAGACATAATCAAATAGATTATATAGTAAACAAACTTAGAGATAATAAAGAGACAAGACACGCGGCTATAAGTATATATGATGCTAAAGAGCATGCAGAATACGGCAATGATACGCCCTGTACTTATGCTATACAGTTTTCAATCATAGACGAAAAGCTATGTATGTCTGTCTATATGCGTTCTAATGACATCTGGTACGGTTTCTGTAATGATCAGTATCAATTTGCGTCGTTACAGCAATTAGTTGCAGAGAGACTGTCTATTGAAACGGGTTGGTATTACCATCACGCACATAACATGCACTTATATAATAATAAACTATAAATTATGTATTATTTATACCACATACCGGGTAAAAAGATCGGTGTTACGCGTGATCTTAATAGTCGCGTCACACATCAACAAGGTTATAGCGCAGATGAATACGAAGTTCTACTTACTAGCGATGATATAGATTATATATCTGACAAGGAAATAGAACTTCAAAAGTCTTATGGCTATAAAAGAGATATTAAATTATATAAAAACCTATTTAATAAAATGAAAATAAACGTAACAGAACAAACAACCACGTTTCCATTACCTATAAATAAATTAAAGGGAAGATTAATGGATAATATTGGTTTAAAATGGAAGCATTCAGAGTTTGGTACTTTTGAAATAACAAAAGAAAATATACAGTGGATAATGCAAAATGTTAAAACGTCTATGTTTAACAGTGATAGATCTTATATTTACAATAAAGCTTTTTACGAAGCTTGTTTTAATAAAACAAAAAATGTTTATAAAGATAATGAAGTAAATGTATATGATCTAATAAGGCAATGGGCTACTGATAAAGGCATATACAAATCAGGTGACTCTAGAACTCAATATGTTAAGTTAATGGAAGAAGCTGGTGAGCTTGCTCAAGCTATACTTAAAGATGATGAGCCGGAGGTTATAGACGCTATCGGTGATATGGTTGTAGTATTAACCAACTTAGCAAAATTAAGAGGCCACAATATTGAAGACTGTGTAACTTCAGCTTACGATGTTATTAAGTCTAGAACAGGTAGAATGGTTAATGGGTCTTTTGTAAAATCAGAAAGTTTATAATTATGAAAATAGAAACTAAAGATGAAATAGTACTAAAGGTACTTAAGAAAATGGATCAGCGTAGTTTAGTAGGTCAAAAAAAATATGGAGCTACAATGATGCAAGAAATTGAAGGCCAGAAAAAAGATCTTAACAGGTTTTTAGTTGATGTTCAAGAAGAATTAATGGATGCATTATTATATATAGAATCAGCGAAGCGTTGTTTATCTGATGAATTAGAAGACCTTATGTTAAAGCATTATGCTTATGAAGACGAAAAGAGAATGAACATTATAGGTCAAAACGGAAACGATGGTTTACATTATGATAGTTTAAGTGATCTTGATGTAAATTATGAATTAGTTACAGGTAAGAAATGATAAAAAGGAAAAGACCTTTTAAGAAGAAAAGAGGTCCTGTTGTGAGTAAAAAAGTTACTTATGATGGGATCAACTTCGCTTCAGGTTTAGAACGTTATATGTATATGGCGTTAAAGAAAGCTAAAATAAAAGCTAAGTACGAAGGAGAGACCTTTGTATTACTAAGTGGTTTTCATTTTGAAAATGAAGTTTATGAAAGACAATCTAATGGAAAAGGTGAGTATAAAAATAGAGGATGCAAACGTATCTTACCTATTAAATATACACCTGATTTTATAGGTGAAGATTTTATAATTGAAACCAAAGGTAGAGCTAATGAGTCATTTCCAATGCGTTGGAAGTTATTTAAAAGACTAGTAATGAACCAGTTTCCTACAGTTACATTATACAAACCTCAAAATCAAAAAGAATGCGACAGAACAATACAGCTAATCCTTTCCAAAAGAAAATAATAGCTAGACAAAAGTACGCTGAAAGAAAAATTGATAAGTTTGTCAAATGGAGTTGGGAAACCAAAGGCAAAGTAAGATCAATAGATATAGAACAATTACATAAAAGATATAATATAATCTGCACATGAAAGAAGATGAAAGTAAATCAGCCTGGAGTTTAGAGGTTGGTTTTTACCCTGGTTTTTTACTAGGTATTAGAAGTTACGATATGGAAGACGCTACAATACACGTCTTATATTTACCATTAATAGATTTAGCATGGACAATTTATAAGTAATGGGTTTATTTGATGAGCGCATAGCGTACAAACCGTTTGAATACCCTGAGTACTACACTGAGGGTTGGTTAAAACAAGCACAAGCATTTTGGTTACACACTGAAATATCAATGCAAAGTGACATAAAAGATTGGAATGAAAAACTTAACGAAAAAGAAAAAAACCTCGTCGGAAATATTTTACTTGGGTTCGCTCAAACAGAATGCGCAGTTTCCGATTATTGGACTCAAAAAGTTGTTGGATGGTTTCCGAAACACGAGATCCAACAAATGGCAATGATGTTTGGATCACAAGAGACAGTGCATGCTGTTGCTTATAGTTATTTAAATGAAACATTAAAATTAGAAGATTATGAGGCATTTTTACATGAACCTGCTACAGCGGCTCGTTTTGATAACCTCGTTGCTTATGACGGTGACTCTAGTGTTGGTATTGCTAAATCTCTTGCAGTCTTTTCTGCCTTCGCTGAGGGTGTTAGCTTATACTCTGCTTTTGCAGTTCTGTATTCTTTTCAGTTGCGTAATTTGCTTAAAGGTATTGGGCAACAAATGAAATGGTCAGTAAGAGATGAATCATTGCATAGTAGAATGGGTTGTCAGTTATTTAAACATATGTGTGAAGAAGATAACCAATTGCTGAATTTATGTAGAGAAGACATAATAAAAGCTGCTAAAACAATGGTTGATCTTGAGATCAAGTATATAGACAAAATGTTTGAGATGGGTGATATAGAAGGTATATCATCAAATGATTTAAAACACTTTATAAAAAAGAGAACAAATGAAAAACTTGTGGAACTCGGTTACGTCGATCTTGGAAATTATTTTGCGTATGACAATAAAGCAGCGGGTAATCTTGATTGGTTTTATCATCTTACCGGGGGCGTCACTCATACTGATTTCTTTGCTATTCGTCCAACGGATTATTCGAAGGCAAACGAAGGAGAAGACTTCGACGATATGTGGTAAAATAAATATAACTAATTATGAAATTATAAAGCAATTATATGAAAGAAAGTGAATTAATTAAAATGAGGAATAAGATTGAAACCTTAGGTCGAATCAATCAAAAACTAATAAGTGAATTAAACCAAACAGCTACAATAGCTTTAGGTGTATTAGAAACAATTAAAAACATGCCTGGGTATGATAAAGCAATCGAAAAAGTTAAAGAGCAAGCTGCTGAACAGTCTAGTAAGGCAGAAGAGGCTAAGTCCTTGGAAACGCTTAGCAACTAGAGTAGGTTATATGGGTAGCGGTTTTTTGATCGCTGCCCAATGGACTATAGAGCCTAAACTTTACATTATAGGTTTTATACTAGTAGTAATACAAACTAGCTCTAGAAAACAATGGAATCTAGTAGCTTTAAATATAAATGGGCTAATTGCCTGGTTAATACATTTAATAACATAATGTGGAACAATGAATGGAAAAAAGGAGAAGATTACCCTACGTGGGGTAATACGGACGTATACAAGAAGACAATATCCGGGGGATATTTATACGACGGAGAGACACCTAGAGAAGCATACCAAAGAGTCGCTAAAACAGTTGCTCGTAGACTTTATAAACCGGAAATGGCTGAAACGTTTTTTAATTATATTTGGAATGGTTGGCTTTGCCTTGCTTCTCCAGTGCTTTCCAATACTGGTACAGATAGGGGCCTTCCTATTAGTTGCTTTGGTATCGACGTTGCTGACAGCATCCAAGACATAGGACAGAAAAATCTAGAGATGATGCTACTCGCTAAGCACGGCGGTGGAGTTGGTATCGGTATAAATCAAATCAGACCCGCTGGCGCTAGAATAACAGGTAATGGAACATCAGACGGAGTCGTACCTTTCTGCAAGATATATGACTCAACAATTCTTGCAACTAATCAAGGGAGTGTCCGTCGTGGAGCTGCCTCAGTTAATATCAACATTGAACATGATGACTTCGAGGAGTGGCTTGAAATCAGGGAACCTAAAGGAGATGTTAACAGACAATCGCTTAATCTACATCAGTGCGCAGTTGTTGGTGATAAGTTTATGCGAAAGCTTGAACAAGGAGATAAGGAAGCAAGATCTAGATGGAGTAAATTACTTAGAAAACGAAAAGCAACTGGAGAACCGTATATTATGTTTAAAGGAAATGTTAACAAAGCAAATCCAGCAGCATATAAAGACAACGGATTAAAAGTACATATGACTAACATATGTTCAGAGATAACATTAACAACAGATGAAAACCATAGTTTTGTATGCTGTTTATCATCATTAAACTTAGCTAAATATGAAGAATGGAAAGACACTAACCTTATATACCACGCCACGTGGTTTCTTGATGGGGTTATGGAGGAATTTATTCAAAGAGCAAAAGGACTTAGAGGTTTTGAAAATGCCATTCGTTCTGCTCAAAAAGGAAGAGCACTCGGATTGGGTGTGCTTGGATGGCACACGTATCTCCAAGAAAAGGGTATACCTTTTGAAGGTTTACTTGCTCAGTTTGAAACTAGGAAAATATTTTCTCAAATTAAAATCGAAAGTGAAAGAGCCTCAAGAGATCTTGCTGAAATTTATGGAGAGCCTTTATGGTGTGTTGGTACCGGTATGCGTAATACTCATCTTCGTGCTATTGCTCCTACTGTTTCTAATAGTAAGCTTAGTGGTAATGTTTCACCGGGTATTGAGCCGTGGGCTGCAAATGTTTTTACAGAGCAAAGTGCGAAAGGGACTTTCATTAGGAAAAACCCGACGTTAGTTAAACTATTAAAAAAACATAAATTAAATACTAGTGAAATATGGAATAAAATATTGGCTGACGGAGGTAGTGTACAGGATATCGATGCTTTGGATAATATTACTGTGGGTCACGACATTCCAGCTAAAGAAGTTTTTAAAACTTTTAAAGAGATTAATCAATTGGAATTAGTTAATCAAGCAGGTCTAAGGCAACAGTATATAGATCAATCAGTTAGTTTAAACCTAGCTTTTCCATCTGAAGCTACACCTAAATGGCTGAACAAAGTTCACTTTGATGCTTGGAAAAAAGGTGTTAAGACTTTGTATTATACTAGAACAGAATCTGTTTTACGTGGCGATATAGCTCAGCAAGCAATGAATGAAGACTGTTTAGCTTGTGATGGATAAGTATGCTATACATGTAGTTAAAAAAGGGCTCTCGATATGAGGGCCCTTTCTTGGTTACAGGAATATTGGGTATGGTACGCCCATTGTATTTATTCCTATTTAATTAAACTGTCTACTAATAATTGTATTTCTTTTGGGTCAACGGTTAAACGCATTGATAATCCTCCGTGCCAAATTTTCTTTAATTTTTTATTTTTATCAAACAGTATTATTGCTGGGACAGAAGTTATTTTTTCCTTAAATTTTTTAGGTTGAGAGTCGTAGTCAACTTTTATAATTTTTACACCTTTAATTGATTCAAGGTATTTATATTCGTTTTCAGTATTCCAACTTGAATTCATATATAAAAGCGTGGGCTCTTGTGAAAACAAATTAAAAGAAAATAAAAATGCAATTAAAATTAAAGTATTTTTCATAATTATTTATTTATAATCTCAAATAGTTTCTCATCTATTTTGTCTAGTTTTTTACTGTTATTATCTACTTTTTCGTTTATATTTATTATAGTCTCACGAATTAGTTGATCTTTTAAATCATACTCAGTTCGATCTATTGGTGGTTTAGGTAGTTCTTTTGCTAATTCAATGTCTGACTGTAAGGTGAAGTAGACCGAAGCTATAGATATTGCTCCAACAACTATTATGCTTATAGTCTTCAAGTCCAATATAACTTGAGTGTCTTCTGATATTTTATTTGCCATGTTTTATTTATACTTTTTAAACATTAGTTTATATAGTAAGCTGTTCCAAGCCGCTTGTAACTTATCGATTATTTTCCGCATGCTTCCCCTGTTTGTACGTTTATCCAGTTTTCTTTTTCAAACCAATCTCTAAGTGTAGCTCCTTTCTTACGAGCACTTTTAACATTTGATTTACTTGATCGTTTGTAATCACCTTTAGCAGCTGCTGATTTCTTAGCTCTAACTACTTTATCTTTTTCTGCCTTACTCATTGATCTTACTTTAGCAGCAGGTAGACATACTTTTTTAGTACCACCACCTTTTACCTTACTTTTTTTATTAAATGGAGAGTTTTGTGTGTACATTATTTTTTCTTTTTACCAAATTTACCTGGTCCTCCAGCTTTAGTACATCGAACTCCCCAGCCCGATGCATATGCAGATGGCCACACTTTAAACTTACTTTTTGCTGCAGCCTTACAGGCTGAACTAATTTTTCCTAGTAAAGGTGATTGTTCACTCATAATTTATTTTTTAAAATTCATCAAATGTTATCCCTCCGGATCGTCTTTTCTTACTTTTGGTTTTTTTCTTTTTTATACTTTTACTTTCATCTTTTATACCTAACTCCCAGTCTTGCCAACCAGCAAATAAAGCTACTCTCTCCCATAACTCCATATCGCTTTCTGTTGCCTTAGTTACATTGTTTACTTTCTTAATAACTCTATCTAAAGGTATATTTGTAAGAGCAGACACAACGTTACCACCAGCTAAAAATGCTGGATTATCTAAGCTAAAACCTTTTGTCATCATTTCCTCTTTATTCCATTCGTAAGCTCTAGCGGCTTGATTTATACGTGACAACTTAGCTGATACAGGTGGGGATATTTTAGTTAGTTCATATCCAACCTTTTCGTATTTAGGTCTTTTCTTTTCAGATTCATTTATTATTCTTATAACAGCATTTTTACCTACAGATATAACAGATCCTGCAATACCAGTACCTCTCAATAATGAGTCAGCCATACCGTTAGCAATACTAACATACTTCTTTTGCTTCTCTTCATCTTCAGGTTCTTCGTCACCGAATGCCATAGCAAATAAAGCTTGCTGAACAGCATTAAATATAATATTTTGAACAGTAGTGTAATATATTATTTTACTTATATTAGTTTTAGCATCACCTCTTTTGTTTTTAAGATCACGTATTGCTTTATCAGTTAACCTAGCATACTGAGCTGGTGTATTAGCAAAAGCTAATATTAATCTACCTAATGGTCCTGCTTGCTGTGCTGATATCTTATCTGGTCTAGAAGACTGTTGTGACTCTTCAGCATTTTCTCTAAAATCTTGAAAAGCTTTTTCTTCTGCTTGAGCTTGATCTAACCCTTGTTTAGTATAAGTCTTAATTCTATTTCTATAAAAAGTAGCACCTCCAGATGCAATAGCAAAACTATCTGCTATTTGCGTAGGTGCAAAACCTAATTGTAACAGCTTGTTTATAACACCTCTTGGTCCTTCTTGCTTAGCCATATCTGCTATATCAGCTTCATTTACATTTATACGCAAACCAGATCTACGTTCTTTTAAGAAGTCTGAGTTCATAAGCGTTGTAAAGTCTTTCCAATACTGCTTTTGATTTGCAAATGCCTTAGCTGCAGCATAAGGGTTATTATCAGTAAAGTTAACAAAGTTAACAGCGGATAATGTTTGAAGCACAGCAGATCTAGTATTAAAGAACATTATAGCTCCAACACTACCTTGTAACCAGTCAGTAAATCTACCAGTAAGGCTATCATCAGAGAAAGATCTGTTTCTACCAGTCTTCATACGCTCTAAGCTATTCTCTAATGCTTTTACATATTTTATACCGTAAGCAGCTTCTAATTTATTTTTATTTTCTTTACTGAATATAGCATCAACATTTCTTTGCCATTGTTCTAAATACTTAGTTCTTTTTACAGTATTCAAACCTTTTAACATGTCAGTAGATATACCACCAGACACCCAGCTTTCTCCAGGCTCAGGGTACATATCACCTTTTTGTATTGCTATTAATTGATCTGCAAAAACCTGCAGCTCAGCATTGTTTGTTACAAAACTGTTTAAATCTTTTAAATCATTTTTACTTATGCCAGGTACTTCTGTTCCTTGTCTACTCCAAACATATACCCTAACAGCCTGCTCTTTAGTCCAAGGCTCTCCAGGTATTTTTTTACGTAAATTTTTAGGCACAATACCTAATTGTTTTTTCAATGCTCTATAATCGTTCATCATAGCAAGTCTTGCTGAAGATAAATCATTCATAGCTCTAGCGTAAGGATCTAATAGATTTTGTTTGTACCAAGCCATCTGAGCATCACCTTCTTTTCCTTTACCAAGTGTCTCATATAATAAGCCTACAAAGTCTTGAGCGGAGTAAGCTATACCTCTAAATACTTTACCTCTACTAGCGCCAGCTACCTGAGCTTTAGCTTTTCCGTAAACTTTCTCAGAAGCAATGCCTGTAGCATTTTCTATTATTTTATTAAAATCTTTGCTTAAATTACTAGCTTTACTAAATTTAACATAAGCTTGTTGCACTTTAGATTTTACATCTAAAACACTTAAAGCATCTTTAACAGCTTTAACATTTTTCGATGCGTCATCTGCGAAGTAAAAATCATTATAGCCTTCAGCAGCTTTATCAACCATCCACCTAGCTTTTGCTTGAGCAGTGCCATCTCCTAAACCTGTTATATTTTCTAATGGAATATTTAACCCCATACTATCTAAAAACTCCTTTATAGGTCCAGCAGCATCCTGAGGTCTAGCTGTTAATACAAATATATCTCTTTCACCTTTAGCATCACTTATGAACTTAGCGACGTCAAGTAAAGGTCCTTTAGCTCCTTTCATAACTTTACTAAACTCTGAAAAATCCCACTCAGCTCCTTCAGCTTCCATTTCACCAGCTTTTTTAGCAAACTCAGTAGCTGTTAGAGATCCAGTTTTACCATCAGGCATTGTATATAGTACATTACTTTTCGTTGTAGCCAATGTATCGTCAAAATCAAATACTCTAATCTTTTTAACTGGAGCATCAGGATTTCTAGCTATAGACAACGCTTTGTCTATATTACTTAAGTTATCTAACGCTTCTTGATTAGTTACGTTTTTAGAAAACTTAACATTTAACGGTGCGTTACTATTATTTACTTTAGATGCATTTGTTTTAGATGATAACTTTACAAAGTTATTTAAATAGGCTTGAGGATTTTTATACTCTCCCTTATCTAATATCAAATCTTTTAATATTTTGTTTTGTTCAGCTATATTATCTAAATTTATATTACTAGTATTTAAAGACACACCAAGCTCTTCAGCCATAGTCTTACCAGTCTTGTAGTTGATAATACTATTAAGGTCTATACCAGCTTCAATAAATCTAATAGCTGGATTATCTGCTATGGTTGTACCCACCGGTAAGGTTGCATCTAACTTAGCTTCATCTAGCTTTTGATCGTCAAGTTTAGAAAGCTTTGTTTGATAGTAGTTTTTCTTAATATACGGCATTATATCGGCCATATTATTAGTCGCTATACCATATATCAATGTTGCACCAATTACAGAAGCTGGAGGATTATGCTCTTCTCTAAACTTTTCTCCTTTCATTTGCTTAGGTATAGTACCGTATTTAAAGTTTTTAGACAAATATCTAAAAGGTGCCGCTACTTTTATAATCCCACTAGTCGCTTGATATCCTGACGACACAAACAAAGACGCTATTTCTATTGGAATTTCACCTTTAGCAACAGCATCAGCTAATTTGTTTCCAAAAAACTCTAAAGCCTTTAAGTTGTCTTGGCCTTGCTGTTGACCTTCTTTTGTAAAAGCTTTCTTAATGTTAACTCTTCTTGGTGGCTTTATATCACTATCAGTATCATTTTGTTTAGCCAAAGCTAAAGCTTTTTTATAAGCTGGATCTTTACTTCCATAGTACAAACCACCTTTAGCAGGTAGATCAACGTAAATACCATTAATTTTACGTCTAGCAAAATTAGCAAACTTAGAGCCTTCAAACATCCAACTAGGTATATTAGATGCTACTATAGCCTCTTCCATTTGTTTTTGCTTTTTAACTCTATTATTATCGTTTACGGTTATTTTAGGTATATTTAATATTTTTGCCACTGAGTTTATATCTCTTGCTTGCGTAACATTTAATAACTGTGCTTTACTAAATTTTGCACCAGCTTTAATATCTACTCTAGCCTTAGGTTCTGCTGTTTCAGCTGCTTTTTCAACTATTAAGTTTCTAAAAGACATCGCGGCTAAACCTTTTATAGTTTGTGCTTCAGCAGCTCTATAAACGTTACCTTCTATTTTACCTAAAAGATCTTTATAGTCTTGTACTGTTTTTGTAGGGTCTTTCTCCCATTTACCCTTATCGTTTTTTCTATATAAAGCGTTTAGTATATTGTTAGGTATAAATGTTGATTTACCTTCTATAGTACTAGGACCAGCATAAGCATCTGGTAATAAAGAAAAATCCTTTGCAGCATTATTATCTAAGAACTGTCTTAAGTTTCTTAAACCGTCTAATTCTTTTTTCTGTATATTTCTAGTTTTTTTAGTAAATACTTCAGGATTTAAACCAAAAGCTTTACCAAGGGTTTTTGCTAAATTATCACCGATGTTTCTACTCTCACCAAAAGTTTTTATTGGTTTGTCTTTAAGATCAGCTTCTATAGCTTTATCAATCACATTAGAGACTTCTGAGCTGCTAACTCCTAAATTACTTGCTACAACACCAGTATACTTTTTAAGCTTCTTAGGACTGATCTTTCTAGTAGGCTCTTCTTTAATAGATACAGCAACTTCTTCAGCAGCTACACCTTTAGCCTCTGTTACATCATCTGTAAACTCTTCACCTAATACTCTTCTAGATGCTTCAATTGCTCTAGCGGGTAAGAATTTATTTATATAAGCAGCTAATGGCACGCCTGACTCTGGCTTGTATTCCTTTATAAGATCGAATATACCACGCTTACCTGTTTCTATTTCATCTGTTAATAGCTGTCTGTCAAAATTAGGAGCATCTCTTCTACGCTCTACTATTTTATTCGTTATAGGTTTAAATTTTTCTAGTATCTCAAAAGCACCCGCAACACCTTGTTCATCGTATATTCTTTGAACTTCTTGAGAAGCTTGAGAAGCTTCTTGTGATAAAGAAGTTTTAACTTCTTCTCTATCAGGCGCTTGAAAAGTAACACCTTTAGAGACGTCTGCCTGAAAATTTTTAACAAGATTAAAAACATCGTCAGATGTTTCTAAGCTAAGCATCCAAGACATATCACCAAATGTAGATCTAATAGCGTTGTTTAAAAACTTCTTGAAAGAAGGTGTTGATTCTAAGTCTGATCTGTTTATAGCACCTAAAGATATAGCATTATTCATTTGAGCTATAAATTCTTCAGCATCAAAATCTTTACCGTCTCTATAAAGATCAAATCTTTCTTTTAAACCGCTATAATCTTTCTCGGATATAACACCAAGATCTCTTTTTTCTTTTAATACTTTTTCAGCCTCTAAAACAGCATTTTTAGCCGTAGAGTCAAACTTTATACCTTTTTCACTTACACTTAAGTGAAACAACTCTTCCAGCGGAGCAACAGCAGCATATTGAGCGCTTGTATCAGTAGGTGCTATAGCTATATTTCTATCTATTATGGGTTGGTTTACTATTATATCTTTTCCAATGGTAGTAGCGTTAAAATCCCCTTGCTCTATTTTTGTTTTTAAATATTCAAAAGCATCAACGTTTTTACCATCTTCATCTTTAATAGTTTTATTTTTATACTTAGCTAGTTGATTTTCTAAGTCGTTGTATTTTATTTTACCATCATCTTGGATTTCACCTTTTATAGAAATAAAATCACCATCACCCATCTGTGTCATGGTTAGATCATTGTAAAAGTTATTTACACCATAGTAAAAAGCCGCTTCAGAGTTTCTAGCAGCATTACCTAAAGCTTTATTTATGTTTGCAGCTTTTTTAATATTAGATCTTTGTTTAGTATCTAGAATTTCTTGCTTAGCAATAGTTAAGTTAGAATACTCTTTTTCTAGTTGTTTTTTAACACGTTTATTTTCAGCTTCTCCTAAATCACCTAAGCCACCTAATTGTGTAAATTTACTATTAACTTGCCTCATTTGTCTATTGATGTCAGCAACCTCTTCTATTTGATTCGCTGTCATATACCTTAACTTATGCAAGCTAATAGCATCACTAAGAGCTAGTTCTTTTAATATTTCTTTTTTTCTAGTTCTAAGCTGTGTTGAATTCTCCGGTGTTGTTGCTTCATTAAGATCTATAAGCTCTCTAGCTAATTCTTGGTTCTTAAATATTTCACCTCTAGTTCTAAACTCACTCTTAACAATGTTAAATATATTTCCAGCTGACCTAGGCGCCATTATACCAAAACTACTAACAGCTGTACTTGCTAGAAAGTCTTTATTTATTCCTTCAAACATGGATTTGTTTTCACCTAACACTAATATATCTAAAGCGTTGTGAGATATTTCTGTAGCTGTTTCTTCTAGTATTTCTCCAGTAAGATTTTTTGGTAAAGATTTTAAACCCGCTACTGTCTTACCTATTAAGTTGGCACTAAATCTAACAGGTTGTTTGTATAATTCTTTTTTAGCTGCGTTAATACCTATTTGTTTAGCTAAACCTTTAGCAGGTTCTAGCATTTTTAAAGTACTTATACTTTCAAGAAATGTAGCTGTAGTCCCAGCGCTAAAAGACGTAAATGCTTTTTGAAGTAAACTATAATCTTCTATTTCTTCAAGCTCTTTAATCTTATTATATATTTTAGTTTTATCACCTATATCCTCAGTATTATCTAATTTTGAGTATAAAAACTTTATTTCTTGTTCTCTAGATGCTTCATCCGTTTGCAGTTCTCCATATTTACCACCTGTTTCAGCTACAAAGAAAGTTCCTTGAACAGTTCTTTTACCAGCTAACCATAAGGCTTTTTGTTTTTGTAAAGCATCTTTTACTCCCTTACCAGTTTTTATAGCTTTAGTTAATGTAGTAGCTCCTTTTAATTGAGCTAAACCTGGTACAAATGTAGTAGATATAGTAGCTGAATTATCTTGAAGCGCTATAGATGTCCAGTCCCACACAGATAAGCCGTCTTTACCTATGTCATCTATCGAAGGAGATGTTGGTATGTTCTCTCTTTTAGAGGCCATACTTAAGTTGTAGTTTTTATTATTTTTCTGTATCGTCTGTATTAAAGAATCTATTTTTTCAGAATTTTCTGGGCTTGTTAAAAAAGAGAGAGGTTGATAAAATTCACCTATTTTTTTAGCTCCTTTTAAATATAACTCAGAATATAAGTCTAAAAAGTTTCTACCAGACTGTACAAAAAATTCATCAAAAACCCTACCAACTCTAGCGCTTGTGCTGTAATCTTGTTTAAGATTTTTTTCAAATAAATCAGCATCTACCAAAGCTTTTCTAGAGTCCTCAAGCATTTTAGAGTAATCTTCTTGCTGTGAATTTACTAGCTTAGCCTGTGAGTTTACAAAAGCTGGTAATTCATTAAAACCTTTTTCTTCCCACTGCTGTATCTTGGTGTTAAAGTTCTGTATCAACTCATTATATTGATCTACTTGTTCTTGACTTGCACCACCAGAATAAAACGTAAATCTATCTATTTGGGCCTTAAGATCTTTAACTTCTTTATTAAGTGGCAAGGCTTGAGACTCCCATTCTTTTTTAGCTTTTTCGTAGTTTTCGTAGTTTTTATCTATACTTTGTTTTTGCTCTTTAATTAAAAACTTTTGAGCTTCTAAACTTTCTGCTCCGGTAGCAAATTTTGGACTAGCCACCATGTACTCTTGTACATTTTCTGAAACATTGAATAGACTATTGTTATATACTTTGTCTTTAGCCTGTGTTTCAGCTTCGTTATATATACCCTCTAACTGAGACTGATTTTGGCTATTAAGAGGTACTATTTTATTTGTTTCTTTATAATTTAAATATTGATCGTATTTGTTACCTAAAGTTTCTTTCAAGTACTTAGTATAGCTTTCATCTGAATCAAAAGTAGGTTCAAAAGCAACAGTTGGAGCCATCATACCAGGAACAGTTTTACTTACAGTCGTTCTGTCGTTTCTACTTTTTATAGGTCCAAAATAATCATTAGCTTGAATGGCTACTATATCTTCTTTTGGTATGTTTTTTATTCTATCGTTTATTACATTAGTAGCTAAAATTGCTTCAGCCTTTAATCTATCTTGCTTTTCTTGTTGTCTTTTTTTTCTAGTTGCTATTCTTTTTTCACTAGCTGACAAAGGTTTTGTTGAATCAAGATCTTGTAATTCCGAAGAAGTATTTACCGAAGGTAATTCCGTAACGCCCGCTTGTGATGCTGTCATTGGTTGAGACACTACACCCGCACCCGCTGCAGCGTCCGTTTGAAAAGTTGTTGGATCAAGCAAGTCTGCATCTTCTACCTTTTCATCAGTTTTAGGTTGAGTATCTGCTTTTATTTTTTCAACATAATCTTCAACAGACATATTAGACTTTTTTGCAGCTTCTTGTATTTGATTTATAGTATATGAAACGTTTTTATAAGTATACATATTTTATTTTATTTTAATTATTAAAAAATTGGTAAATCACCAGTCTTACTAAAGTCAAATACTTTATCAACTACACTATCTATATTTTCAGAAACCTCTAAGCTTTTATTACCTCTAAAATCAAATAAGGTTCTAGCTAGATTTTTAACTTGAGATTTGTCAGAAAGATCAAACTTTTTCATTTTTTTATTTCCAGTTTTTTTATCTGTCATAGAAAATTCAAGTATTTTAGTTTCTTCGTCGTATCTCCTATCACCAACTCCACCACTTTCTGGACCACCGATATTTGTTAAGTAAGATATAGGATCTTCTAAAAGATCGTTAACAGCTCTCTCAGCAGCTTCAAGTTTAAAATCTTTTTCTTCTTCTTTACCTATATCTTCTACTTCTACAGCTGTAGGTTTTCCAATGTTTTTAGTGTATATTGGATCACCTACTTTAAGGTTAGGTAGACCTAAGTTTCTTACATCTTCGGGCGTAGCTTTTCTTTCAGTTCCTAAAGACTTCAGGTTTCTATCAATCATTTGACCTTTTAAAAATTCCTCTCTTTTTTCTACTGAGGTATTTTCATAAGCATCAGCAGTTTCTTTATCCCATTTCAATCTACCAGTGATAAATTGTTTTTGTTGCTTCATTGGGTAAGACATTATTCCTTTAGCATGAGATTTAATTAAATCCATATAAGCTACATTATCTTCAATAGCAGCATTGTTTACAACTTGCTCTTTATATTCAAAACCACCAACAGTTCTAGTAGTTATGTTTGGGTAAACAAATTCTTTTGTTAGTTGGTTTTTATCGTCAAATATATTAGACTCTTGAAGTGTTTTGTTTCTATCACTTTCAGCTGGTATAGGCTCGAAAAATGATCCGTCCCATTTTGATAAATCTCTCTCAAATTTTATATTAACATATCCATCAGATTCTTCATAATCACCTAATAAGTTAGCTTCCTTGAATTTATTATATACATCACTCCCAACTTTTATACGCGAGTTTATTTTAAGTATATTTGAATTATTACCATCAGCAGCAACATTTATAGTGCTTTCAACACCTGGAGTTTTTTTACCATTAATAGCCATAACACCTACTAGGTTAGATAATTCATCACCAGAACTAGGTGCATGACCCGAGACTACTTGATCTATGGTTAAATCGTTAAACTCCTGCGCACCAGTAGAGATGTTATTTATTTGATCTTTACTGTTAACCATATAAGATTGAAAATCATTTATAGCTTTTCTATATTTTTGTCTATCTTGTTTAGATAAATTAGTGTTCATACCTAATTCGGCTGAAGCATTCATAGCGGCACCACCTTTTTCTTGAAATATTTTAGTGAGCTCATCTCTTACTCTAGTATCTTTTACATCTGAAACTATTTTTAATATATCTTTATCTTGCTGTAGCTCTGTATTTACTAAAAACCTATTTTTAGCTTCGTCTATTTTTTTCTGCTTTTCTTCAGCAATTTTTTTAGCTTTGTAATAGTCTGTTATACCACCGCTAATAGTTTCACCTATTTTACCGATGCTCTGAGCCCATATCTCAGCTGATCTATCTACTATTATTTGTGGATTTCTATAGCTCATGTTATACTTGTTTAAATTCTACGTCAATCTTAGAGTAGTCTACACCGTCATATATACCTGAAAAGTTTTTAACAACAGCATTTTGTGGAACCTCATCAGACATAACACCTTGCCATGTTTCTTTGCTAAAAGACTTGTCAATATATTCAAAACTATATATATTTAAACCACTTTTTGATTTACCTATTAATTTTATGTTCTCCTTTAACCTACGATCAGATGTACCAAAAGCACCACCCGAAAGACCAGCTCCAACCATACTACTAACACCACCTATAGCACTACCCCAGGCTTGTGCTTTAGCTTGATTAGCCGAAGCTTCATTAGCTTGAGCTTGTGATATTTGACCAGCTGCTCTATCAAGATCTGCATTTGTTCTATTCTCTTGAGATTGAAACATGAACTGTTTTCCAGCTGCTTCAGTTGCTTGTACTCTTTGACCTTCAGATATAGCAATGCTTTGCATTCTTTGTTGTTCAGACATTTTAGCATTTAAAAGGTTCTGTTCTCCTTGAGCTCTTAGCTTTTCATTTTGTGCCTCTTGTTGCTCAATACTAGCTGCAACACCTTGTTTACTTTGTAACGCGGCTTGAGCAAGTGCAGTAGCACCACCAGCTGAAGCGCCTGTAGCTCTTAATGTATCTAATGTGTTTGCTAGTGATATATCAGCTTGCTCTATCTGTATTTCAGCCGCTTTAGTTGCTACACCTAAATTCTCGAATGGATTAGATAATTGACTACTAAGATCTGTAGCTAACCCACTAAGGTCCTCTGTAGAAGCATATGGATTTGTTATCTGTTGTCTAGAGTTTTTAATAGAATCTAATTCGGCTTGAGCTCTTTGTTTATCTGATCTAGCTCTTTTCGCTGCTCTACCTGCTGCTCCACCGGCTATCGCTCCACCTGCTAAACTTGCCGCTGCGCCAACGGCTAAAGCTGTTACTACACCCATAATTTATATTTTTTTTACTAATTCTTTAGAAGACTTGTCGTCTACATGCCAACCAAGTTCTTCATGTATATTTATTAATGATTTATTTCTACCTATAGAGAACATGTATTTTACACCATTTGCTTTACAAACTTCTTCAGCTGCATTTATTAAAAGCGCTATAGCTTGTTTTCTGTCATTTTCTTTATACTCTGGATTAGATACAACCCATTCCAATAAAGCTCCCTTAGAATTAGTGTAATATATAAAACCCGCTACAATAGGCACGTCTTTTTCAACCATTAAACCTCCTTTACCGTTATCAGGTAAAAAATCTCTAGGTGGATTTTGCCATTCAGGCCACTCGTCCCACCAAGAACATAAGGTTTCCCAGTCGCTCTCTTTTAATTTTCTAGTGTTTAATTGCATTTAATTTTATTTAGTAAGCAGATGTCACATAATCTGACGACACTGCAAATAATTCTAGTGGTAAACTTCTGTTATCACTATCTGATTTTATTGTAACTGTTGAATAATAACCTTTAACACCAGTCATACTAGCACCAAACACAACCTCTCCAGTTGTAGCCGGACTAGAGTTAACTAGATTAGCGTAATACTTACCTTCTTTTTTATTAAAACCAGCATGTACCTGTACTCCATATGTTGGATCTGTATATGCTCCATCGTCAAAACTTAAAACAGGTTTAGCCGTGTCATTTAGCTCAAAACTTCTAGCAGCATTAAAGCTTGGTACTTCCCAACCATTAGAGCCTTCGTAATTAACAGTTTTAAATACCTTTGATGTACTGGGGTTTGGGTTGAATATAAATTCTACAGATGAATCATACTGGACTCCATACAAGTTATTTCTGCTTACTGTGGTAGAATAATGTTGCCATATTTTACCATCTTTAATTGAATAGTAATTACCACCTAAACTAAAAGCTTGTTCTGGCTCATAATCAAATAGACTAGTCCAACCTAATACAGCTTCGTCAAAGGACAATGTGTTATAGCTGGTAAAGTTTAAATTAGTGTTATTACTTATCGTTTGGTTTTTATTAACTACTATATTTAAATTAGCTACGTCTACGCTAGCCACTATTGTATTACGTTGAACACCTGTGCCATAAACATTCAAACCAGGTACTATATTATTAACAGAATTTACAGATATTATTCTACTGTTACTAACCGCATTATTTGTCTGAGACTCAGCTACTTGTATTTGATTTTGCAGACTTAAAACATATTGCTTATTATATATATCCCAAGCTCCAATAGCTTTTCCAGGCGTAGAAACTGTATTTAAAGTTGATAATTCATCTCTAAAATAATCAACCATACCATAGTTAGATATTTCAGTTATACCGTCCATAGATAATCTTAAAACAGCATTTCTTACCCTGTCTGTAAAGTATTTTCTATAACCATACACCGCAAAACTTTCTGGGTTTTTACTTATACCAAAGTTACCAGCATAAGGTATTATCTGTCCTATAACTAGATTAGATGAAGTAACACTACCACCTCCTTCAGCTGAATATATCGCGTCTTTGTCTATTAACGCTCTATTTACTTTTCTTTCTTGAAATACTATTAAGTTAGTATCTTCAGCGTATAGTTTTTGTATACTACCGTTTGCGGGATCTACAGATTTAGTTATATCTTGACCAACACTAAAAACATTAGTATCATTAATACCTGTTCTAGAGTTAAAAATCCCAGAATATATTAGTGAATTAAACCTTATAGATGACTTAGGCTCATCTTCAACTAGATAAGCTCTTACACCGTAAGAAACGTTTGTGTTATTGTAACCTCCTCTAATTCTAGCTTCTTCAATATAGTAACTATCATCTTGAGTACCACCAGTATTAACTGGGTTAGAACCAGCGACACCTTCAGGCACTCCAGTAGAACCGTTCCAAACAGGAACACCATTTTTTATAGTCTTCTTTAAAAGAAAAGAGTTAAAGAATTTTACTTCTATAGTCGCTGCCATTTGTTTTATTATTACTTGTTTATCACGTAAGTTACTTTAAGGTAGTAACAAACTAAATTTAACAAAAAATCTTTTACTTGCAATTAGATTTGTTGGGCTTCCATTGTCTTGTATCCCTAGTACAAATTGACTGTCGTACGCATTTCCAGTAAAAGCGGTTCCATCAGTATTAATAACAGATGTACCATCTGAACCTATTTCAAAATCACCAGGACCAGATTGACTAACTATATAGTAGGTTAACCCGCTAGTATTTAAACTTGCGTCAGCTGATCCATTTAAACCTGTTATGGTTGGAATAATTATACCCTGTCCTTCAACTGCATCTATATAAGGATCGTTTGAAGTTTGGTAAGTTATAGATGGAGCTGTATTAGTTAATGGTTGATTGTTTTTAGAAACAGTACTAACAGCACCACCGCTAACCAATGTGACATTGAATACAAAGTCAAAAGCGTTTTTAGATGCTACTGTATCGTAATAGAAGAATTTACCTACAGCTGTTTTTACGCTGTAAGTATTATTACCGTTATTTACGAGGTTAAATTTTGAAGTAACGTCTGCCCCAGAATTATCAGTTACAGACATTGTAACATTGTGTATATTTGTTAATGTTGTACCAATTATATCTTGAAAAATAAAACTGTCTACCACGGTAGTGTCGTCACTAGTTGCTTCATTGTGAATGTAGCTCCAATTAGATATTAAAGAAGCTTGTACTGTTTCATTTATAGCTACATTCAAGTCAGATATCAAACCTGACGTTGAGGTTTCCCAGTATATATCTAAATTTGACTCAGTTGGTTTTGTTTCAAAAATATTTAGATTTTCAAATCTACTATACAGTGTAGATCCATTATTATTGTATTCAACATTTATAACACCAAACTGATCAGTATCTGTTTGAGATGTTACAAATTCAGCTATAAATGGATTTGATTCAGCTCTAAAAAAAGCATAATAAGGACTATGAGAATCAGATACTGGAATTACAGATCCTGTACTACCTTCAAACTGTAATACATCGAAAGCATCAAACAAATCTTCTATTTGATTAACAGTAAAAGATCTTTTTCCTGGCAAGTATTGTTTATTACCTACGTCACTAAATGCAATTGTAGTATTCTCTACTCTACCAAATAGTCTAACAGAGCTTCTAAACTGTTTGTCTTGAGCTCCAACCTCTTTTAAGTCTCTAGGTATTTTATTTATATTGTCATTTAATAATGTTATGAATGAAGTGCTAGTATCGGTTAGAGGAACTTGTGGGTTTGTAGTAGTGCTATAATAAGGCAAACCTTTCATAACACCTGTTGTGTATACATTGTAATACTCTTGTTCTGTCTGTTTTACAACTATCTTATATGAGTACCAACCTAAAGGGTTGTAGTTAACATCACTAGTGTCTCCGTTATATAAACCAGGTATTCCAACGCTTTCGTTTTTATCTATACCAACACCGCTCAAGACAGAGTTGAATCTTGTTTTTATAGAATTACCTAAAAAATCAATAGAATCATTTACTGAAGAGTATGGTAAATATATAGTGTCTGCTCCAAAACCATTAGATGTATTATCAGTATTACTAGATAGTATAACTGTAGATTGTCTACCAAATTTATCAGCTAAAACTACGCCTACCTGATAATTTCTGTTTTGTTTTAAATTGTGGTTTGGATATTCCACTGTTGATTTAGCAGAGCTAGTAGAATCAAAAGGTAATTTTTGATTAGCACCAACTTGATAATCTATAAAATTTGGTGGAGTATGTTTGTTTTGAAAGTTACTATATATTACTCTATTACTAGCAACCTCTTGACCTAGAGCTTTTACCGGTATTTTGTCATACACTCTTATTATCTCGTCTGACGGAAGTGTTTTGTAAGGTTTTTGAGATACATACTCGTACACGTATACAGATGAACTACCTACTATACTAGAAACTTCTATTGTTTCGACTACTTGGATAGTGGTTGAGTCAGATTCTTTGTATATTATGTCTATTTCAGTTATTAAATAATCACTAAGTAAATTATCTGACGACACTGGAAGTGGTATCTGCAAATCTATTTTATTAACTTTATTCTCCATAAAGTCAACCACCGTACTTAACGTGGTTTGTTTTTCGTCTCCAATTAAGAAGTACCCGTCTTGTTTAGGTATAAAAGCAGCTTGAGTAAAAGGGGCTATTATAGAATACTCACCATCAGCAAATTTAAATCTATAGCTAAATCTAACAAATTTGTCTTCAAGGTATTGAGGGTCTCCTGGGAAATTAGAATTAAAATACGGGTTGACATCTCCAAAATTTAACTTAGTCCCTATAGGAATATTTGCTTGTCCAGTGCTGAAGGTTAAAGTGGTGCCTATGTAACTAACTACAGTGGTGCCAGGCACTATATTATTACCTGTTACAGAACTTCCATTTGTTATTGCTCCGATTACACCAGCAATAGTTACAGATAAAACGGGTGTACTCCCAATAGCTGCAGAAGTTTTAGCTGTGGATGTAGGCGGCAAAGATGGACTAGATACGTCGTACATTGTAGTTTCTAAACCTACAAAACTTATAGCAGCATTATTGCTTAATGTTTGTGGTTGGTTTACTGTTATGTTCAATCCATTTATAGCAGTAACAAAAGTTCCTATAGATACACCACTACCGGTTACACCTAAGCCTACAACTACATTAGTATTACTATTAACAGGTATAACATTAGTATCTGTGATAGCGCTACTAGTATTAGTGTTTAATACTAAAGCCCCAGCTTGTGAGCTAGCTGTAATTAAATTTATAGAACTATAAGGATTATATTTAGCAACAGATATCTTATCTTCAGTATTATAACTAACACTACCGTCTAAAGCTGATTGTATATTTATTTTTCTTGGTTGATTTCTGTTGTCTGTCCAAAATAGTAGATTCTCTAAAACATTAATACCCGTTATAGGTCTATTTGTGGAAAAGTTTAAAAAAGAACCCTCTACAAGTTTTGTTCTTTGATTGCTTAACGTGTTATAAGCGTATATAAAATTCTTAGCAGATGTACTGTATGTAGAAATACCTTCTACTAAGTATGGATCAGTATAATCAGTAAAGAATAAATACACAAAACTACTAGACTCATCAACAACATAGCCTATACATTGTATATTAGGAGCTGAAGCGTCTGCAGCAAAATCACCATTAACAGCTACAGCGTTACCAAATATATTTTCTAAAGCACCAACGTCATCACCTTGAGATCGACTAACTTGTATATTCTTAGCATCCCTATACTCACCATTAGGTATAAGTCTAGAATCCAAGTCTTTATTCATCTTGGATTTTATGAAAGCATTTTTAACTTCAGCCATTTAATTTTAATGTTTTAACCATTTAGATTTACCTCTCATAGTTTGAATTATCTCATCAAGTTTTATGTTAGATAATCTTATCTTTGCATTTCTAAGTTTTGCAGACTTTTCTTTCTTAAGTCTTTGTACTATATATTCTGGTTGATTTATTCTAGTAGATATTATAGCATGTGATATATAAGCATACATAGCTTCTTCAGCCATCTTAGGAACTCTAGTATCTAAGCTAGAAGATAAACCGTCTGATATATATTCTAACACTATTAGCTTGTCAACAAGATTTGATGAGAAAGAAAATTTACCTTCTCTATCATTTATAGTGAACCAACCATTAGCGTTTGCGTATTGAGGATCTAAACCATAAACACCACCGTAACCAAAATTAGCACCGGCACCGTAAACACCGTTTGCAAAAGCATTATCAATGTTTGCGTTTAAATCATTTTTATAGAAATTAGTTTTCCATCTTTCCTCTACAACTGAAGTACTCTCAATATTATTACTATTAGCATCTTGAGTAGGTTGACCTTCGCTATCTTGTACAGGTGTTTCGTATGGATTTGTAGTTAGTTTTGTTGGGTATATTTTATGAGCAATACCTTGACTATCATACCAGGACATGCTGACATAATTTACATAGTCTTGAGGCATTATAACACTAAGGTTATTAGGTATTGTTAATTCTTGAGAATTTATACTTCTTAATGTATCGTAGCTAAACTCTTGCATAGCTCTTTTAGCGTGAAATATAATATCTGTTCTTTTACAGCTTGGTATCAATTTACCGTTACCAACATATGCAACAATAAAATTGTTTATTACATCATTTAATTTAATATAACCATAAGACCCATAGTTATCTTCAGTAGTATTTCCATAAGCTTTTTCAGAAGCTGTATTACCATACACACCGCCATCTAATCTTTTTAACTGAACAACTACAGTTGCGCTCGCTGCTATAGCTCCAGTTATAGTCACGGTGTTATTCGACACAGTGTAAGCTGTAACCTCTGTAAAACTACCACCAACACCGGTTGGGCTTACATAAACCTTAAAATTGTTTAAAGCGTATTGTGGGTCGGTAGTTACAGTAGAGTAAAATACTAAGTCAGTATCAAAAGTTGTAGTAAAGCTTTGCCCAGCTGTACCACCTACATTACCTGTAAAACTCTGTGCGCCTTCGTAGTATTGTCTATTGTTTTCGGTTATTAAACCACCATTTGGTAAAGGCATATCTTATTAGCTTTTTTGATTTATTTCGTTTTGTTGTACTTCGCTAGCGGCTGCTTGCACTATCTGGGGATCTCTTATTATTATACCTGCATACAATAATATTTTAAGTATAAGTCTAGTTTGTTCTGATTCTTGAAGTTCAAAATTTGTAGAACCATAAGTACTACCACCGTTAAAGTCTGATGCTTTTAAAGTTATAACTGGGTTTTGAGATCCGCTACCAAGTTGACCATTGTTTATAGTAATAACATCACCAATAGCATACCCAGTACCAGGTGATACTATATTGACAGAGACGGTAGTTGCATTTGTAACTACAGCACTTAAAGTTAAACCATTACCAGATCCTCCTGTAAAAGTTGGCGTGTAGGTTCCTGCTGTTCCACTAGCTAAAGGTGTAGTTATACTGCTAGTTAAAGACCCTCCTTTGTTTAAAAGACTTGGATTATAAATAGTTGGGTCGTATATATACTGACCTACGCTTCCAGAATAATAACCCCACCTTACGTTAAGTGGTTTTCTTAAAAAGTCTACAGTTATATTACCAGCTTGATTTATGCTAGTTGGCCTAACGTATAGTTTTTTATTCTCGTATAAATATGTAGGAAAGTCTTTTGTTGATGCTGTTAGTGGTGATTTTTCTATATTATAAAATTCACTACGTGGTAATCTCTGTAGCTCTACTGGTAATCCAATAGAAGGATTATATGTTACAGTACCTAATTTGTAGAAAGAGACTTGGCTAGCGCCAGGCTCTTGACCATCATAGAGTATTGTGTTTGAGTAAGTATCTGTGGTTGGTAACTGCCACGTTCCAGTACTATAGGTACAGTTTCCAAATGTTTTAAACGGAGATATCTTCTCGTCTATGCTTAGTTGTCTATCTGAGTAATCTAGATCGACTTGTGGCACTCGTAATTGCTGATTTAAATCTTCGAAGTATTGCTCGAATATATCAAGTTGAGATTGTGTAGCTATTCTGTTATACTCTACAGGCGTCATATAACCACGCTGCTCTTTATTTAGTATTAACAAAACGGTTTGATATACAGTGTTTACGTTTATTGCCATTATTTTATATTTAAATATATGGAGCGGTTTTACCCGCCCCAATATATTATTACCTGTTAATTAATCTTTTTATCTATAGATTTATAAATTTCAACACCTTCATCTGTTTTTAAGAAATATGCAAATGCTGAATATGGATTTTCATCGAAAGGAACTTCCATTAGTTTTCTACCATTACTAGCCCAAGTGAAATATCTTTGGTCATCTGATAATCTTATAATATTAGCCTCTGTAGCTTGTATTGCAAAATTCCTTAATTGTACATTTTCATCATTAGCTAAATCTAGGAACAAACCTGGACTCATCTTAGCAAACAATAGTAAATCTCTTTTTAGCTCCTTAGAACTCATCGTAGACACCTTAGATCCTAACTCAACTCTTAATATTGCTTCAGCGTGGTCTATATCCATACCTCTCGCAGCGTTTAAAGCGTCGATTTGTAACTCTAATATATCTAATTCGTCTTCTGCTATTTCAACCTGATCAAGCTCTTTGTATAACTTGTTTTTTAAAGGGTGATATAAAGATAATACTTTTTGAAGATTTTGTTTTTCTTTTGGAACAAACAACGCGCCGTCTTTAAATATAATGTGACCTAAAGTAGCTTCTCCTTGTTGTTCTTTTACAAACGGAGAAGATTGGTTTGTTGCATATCTTATTTCTTTTTGTTCACCATTTTCTTTATCAAAATATAGTAAAGCGTGTTTAGAAGTATGCTTACTAGGTATTGTAAATGTTATTGGCGATCTATTAGAAGTTAATATATATGTTCTATCTTTTATTTCCCAACTTGGTTTAGCTGGTTTTACTTTTGTAGCAGCTTTAACTACTACTTCTTGCTGAGGAGCAACCTCAACTTTCTTTGCTGGTGCTTTTTTTGCAGCCATAATATAATATAATTAAATAGTTTTTAAGAGTAATAATTACCCCCGTAGCTATTACGAGGGTAAGAATTACATTTGTTATTTAGTGATTACACACCTTTGAATAATACAAAGTTGTTAGCACCTTGTACACATAAACATCTTTCAGATAAGAAGTTTACTTCCATAGCATCTAGATCAGATGTAGCAGCTCCACCGGCAGAACCAGTTACCCATTGCTTCATTCTTCTGTCATTTGCTTGAGAAGCTCTATATCTTACGTGTAAGAAAGGACGTCTGATGTTTGTACCTAATACTTGATCATAAACCGTAGAAGTTCCAGCTGGTACTAATACACCTTCGATAGAAGAAGTTCCAGTCATAGCTCCACGAGTAGAAGCATCGTTTAAGTATTTCCAGTCAGTCTTATAGAAGTCATAAGAACCTCTTCTGAATCCAGAGAAACCTAAGTTCAATGCCATTTCTTCAGAGTTTTCGAATAATCCATAAGCAGTACCACCTTGAGCACCTCCAGAGATTGCAGCTAACATATCATCAAAATCTAAAGACGTTTGTCTTTGTAAGAATAACATGTTCTCTTCAATAGCTCCTTGAGTATCTAAGTTTTTCAAGATGTCATCAAAAGTATCAAGACCTGCAGAAGCAGTGAATCCTACGTTTACATTACCTCTATCTTCGATAGCAGCAAATAAACCTTGAGTACCTTTATATCCAGCATTAGCAGCAGATCCAGCTCCAGTTCCTGTAGCTTTTTCTCCTTCTACTACAGACATTTCTAAGTAATCTTCAAAACGTAGTCTAGTCTCAGACTCAGCTTTTAAGTACCATAAATATCCAGATGTTCCGTCTTCAGTAGCAACTTCTACCCAACCGATTTGAGCCATATCAGATCCGTTTACAACGTATTTGTTTCTGATGATGATTGGTGAGTTAGAGAATTGAGTGAAAGAAGGATCTACAGACACATACCCATCAGCAGCTCCAGCGCTTACGGTAGAGTTAGGAGTAGTTGAACCTTTTCCATATTCAGACCCAAATACAAATATCTTTACACCTGTAGCAGCTAAACCTGCGATAGTTGCAGCAGTATAAGGACTTACTACTAAAGCTCCAGTTGTTAAGTTAGATGAAATTACAACAGCTTTAATTTCAAAACCAGTTGAATCCATAGCAACGATAGTAGCTCCAGGAGATACAACGTTTGCAACATAATCTTTAGGATCAGCTGGTGTTAAATTTACTGGAATAGTAATTGTACTTGTTGTTCCTGATACACCACTAGTACATCCTTCATAAGAAATATGTAATCTATTTTGCTCAGACCAAATTACCTGATCAGAAGTCATTGGCATTTCAGCTCCTACCATTCTTAAGAATCCAGATAAAGTTCTGTTTCCGTAACGCTCTACTTCTTGTTCGTAGATCTCTGGTAAGTATTGTTGTGCGAAAGTGTCTGTTCCAGCAGCACCGTCGTTAAATTTTAAATAATTGCTATCTAAAATCTCTTGTTTTTGAGATGGTTTCAATGAACCAAATTGTGGAGTTAAACTCATTTTTGTTTAATTTTGTTAGTTAAATTTTCTAGTTTTTATCTTTAATTTTGAAGAATCAGCACCAGAAATAGCCTTAACTTTTAAACCATTTATAAACACTTCACCACTACTAGTTTTTCTAGGTTCAGTTGAAATGTTTTTTGATTTAACCATAACATCTCTAACAGCGTCGGCCTTGCCTTGCTCGTAAAAATGTTGTGCTATCGTATCAGCGTTTCTAGCAGCGTATAAAGCTTTGTGGTAACCTTTAGTATCTTTAACCTCTCCTTTTTCATTTAGGAACGTCCCAATGAAGTTAGAGATGTCAGATTGTGCTTCTGCTACCTTTCGTGGATTTTTTACGCTGTACCTAAACTTGCTTTCACCAACATTGAAATCAAAACCTTTGAAATCATCAGTTAATAGCTCGTTAGTACGTTTTATAAAATCCGAGTGTTTTTCTTTACCAGCTTTCTGCTCTTCGTTATATCTGTTAAAAAAGTCCATAGCTTTTTGTTGGTCCTGAGTTACGCCTGGTCTCAACTTGATCTCATCGTAATATTTACTCTTAGTTTCCTCTAAAAAGTTTCTAGCTTTTGCAACTTCTTCTTTGTATGCAAGTTTCTTCTTACGTATATCTCTTTGCTCATCAATATCTTCATCATAAGAAAAATCTTCTAGCAATAGATCTAAATCATCACCTTCTAAATAAGGTTTTGTTTGTTTGTAATACTCTTTAAGTAATGTATCATTATCTATGTTTGAATAATCTGCATTCAATCTAACATAGTCGTTTATATCTCCACCGGTTTCCTCCATAAAAGTAACAAGCTTCTCGATATTTTCAGGTAAAGGCTTACCTAGTACTTTTTCGTCTCTTACAGCCTCTTTGTACTCAGTAGTTATTTTTTTAGCCTCTTCTTCATCTTCATCGTCATTCACTAGTTGTATTGGCGAATCTATTGTTTCTTCGGGCTTCCGTACTTCTTTAACCACTGCCTCGCTGTCTGCACTGTCTTCGGGTTTTTTGATAACAGCATCGCTATCATCTGTCGCTTGTGTTTGAATGGCATTGTCTTCTTTTTTAATTACAACTTTTGTAATTTCTGGCTCTGTTTCAATAAGAGGTTCTTTGATATTAACCTTAGTAACATTGTCCGTTGGTGTTGATAATTTCTTTGGAGTGGTTTTCTTTTTTAATTTAAACTCACCCTCTTGTTTTACTGTTTGTTCTGACATAATATAATAATATAAAATTAATAAAGTTTTATTTATCTAGGCTCGAATTGTTCTAATCCAAATCCACCTAGTGAGTCAAAACCTGATGACTCAAAATTCTTAGGTAATTCATCGTTTTTACGCTGCGCTATAAGCTCTGATTGTTGTGTAGCTTGTATTCTAGTTCTTTCGTCTTTACGATCTTCTATATCTTTTTCTTTCATTTTCTCAGCATCAGCTCTTGCTTTAGCTAACTGAATATTGTAATTAAATTCTTCAGCCATAAGCTCTTTTTTGATTTGAGCTTCGGTCTGCATTCTTTGCATTTCAAATTGAGACTTCCCTTGTTCGATCTGAAGTGTTGTTTGAGCAAGTGCTTGTTGTTTTTGAACCTCAGCCATTGCAGCTTTTTCAGCACCCTCAGCGTTTGCTTGAGCTTGAGCTTGTATGTTCTGCATTTGAGCTTGTCTGTCAGCTTCTATTTTTTGCTTACGTTTTATTTTAAGCATTTGGTTAGCTAACTTAATATTAGATATTTCTCTCAAATCTATAACATCTTCAAGATCTATACCTCCAGTTTGTAATGCTATTTGTATATTTCTCTCTAGCATTTGCTTTTCCTCTTCATCAGGCTCTAATTCTAAGAATATACCAAACTCATGCATGTTTAGTTTTTCTATTTGTTCTAATGTATCTACATTGAAACTACTAATAGAATTCATTAAGGCATTTTTAGTTAAAGGGAAGTTTAACATATCTGCCGCTCTTAAACTTATATTCTCACACACTCTTACAGTTACATACATTAAAGACTGTAATATATGTTTTGTAGCTGTATTTGAAGCAGCAGCTGCTAATTTCTGTAGACCAACTAGAGAATCTTTAGCTGGTTGACTACCATCTCTAGCTTCATTAAGTCCAGTTACGTCTCTTATCATTTGTAAGTAATACTGATAAGTTTGTATAAGCGCTTGTATCTTGCTCATACCTGACGATGTTTGTAATTCTTGAATTGGCACCCTAGCTCTGTTAGGGTCACCATCCTGCGTTAACGATCTACCAACTATACTACCAGTTTGAAAATACATATTAAGTGCTTCCTGTGGATTATAGTTTGTTCCGTTGCCAAGATCAACCTCAGCTAAACCGTCTACATCAACAAATACACCGTCTGGTACCATACGTGCTAATACTTGTTGTATCTTTAAGTGAGTTAATTGTATCATATCAGCAAACCCAATAGTTTTACTAACAATACTTTCAACTCTACCTTTGTACATTCTAGGAGCAGATATAACATAGTTCATATTAACCTTAGTTTGATCACTAAAAGGTCTTGTCATATTCTCTGCTAACTCCCATTTAAGCATTTTTTCATAACCTAAAATCTTAGCACCGCTATATAATACTTCTATAGATCTACTAACTCTATTAAAGTTATCACTCTCAGGTGGATCAAATGTATCATCTTTTTCTAATGCTTTTTCTAATCCTTGATCTGTTTGTTTTATTTTAAATACTTGATTAGTATAAGTCTTGTACTCGAAATAAAGAACTTGAACATTATCATAGTTACTATCTTGACCATTAAAGTTTCTAGTGTAATTAGAGTCACCTGGAAATTGTTGTATTTCTTTAAGGTCATCGTCAGTTAATTGTGGGAATTGCTTTTTAAGTTCTTCTAATGGAACGCTTTTAACCTCACCGACATAATATATATCTTCAAAATTAGGGTCTTCAGTATAAGAATATACTAAGTTTACTGGATCTACATAATCAACAGTAACACCGTTAGCTAAATTAAAATCTGTCTTACTAGCACCGACACCTATAGTGACTAAATCGTAAGCCACTCTCTTTTTAACTTCTTCGTATTTATTATAATCTAATACATTGTTTATAAGCTCTTCTTCAGCTATTTCAATAGCTTGCTTATAACTAAGTTGCATATGTAGCTCTAATTCCTCTTTACTTTTAGGTAATTGATCTTTAGGTACGTTAGTTCTACTTAAATCAATACCAAAGTTTTGCTGAGCTTCTTGTATAAGGTTTTGTGAGAAAGCATCTTCAGCCAAATCAGTGGCGTGTTGTGTTCTTTCTTTTACAGCAAATGGATCTGACGCAAATGATTTTATTTCATATCCTTTATCTGTCATACCGTTAACAACAATATCAACAAACTTAGATAATACAGCTACAGGTTTCCAGTCTAGGTTTAAGTAGCTTAAGTCACCATTTATAGATAACTCATCTTTATACTTTTGAACAGACTGCTCTCCTCTTGCGTAAAGTCTTAATCTGTGAAAGTACTGCCAATTACTTGCAAATCTTCCACCAAGATTAGTACCTCTGTCGCCTTTGAACCACTCATTCTCAATGGCTCTACCTACAGCGTGACCATACTCTAAACTTTCCTTTTCTGAATCTGGTACTACCTGACTTGGGAAAGAGCTATTTGTACTAGTATAAATCATTTATTTTATTATTTTTGAAATATTTCCATTATTGTCATATCTGTTAAAAGATAATTGCACTTTTCTTTTCTGCACTTTATACACTGGTGAATACTTGTTTTTATTACAAGCCATAGCAGCTAGTCCAGAGCTTATAGTTGCATCGTGTTTTGTTCTATTGTTTATGTTAAATCTTGCCCAGTCCTCTAATGTTCTTTGAAAATACATTTGTCCATAGCCTTCTCCAGTATAACCAACATGATCTTCTATATATGTTTCAATAGAAGCAGCGTGAGCTTGTTTAATATCTTCACTAGAGTTTGGTATTCCACCAATTTCTTTCTCAGTTACAGATAATTTATTATATGCTTTATCAGGTCTATTTATAGAGAAGTTTCTATAACCTCTTCTTCTTAAATAATACAGTAATCTAGGTTTATTATTCTCTGCTAGTATTGGCATACCATAAAAATGCAACGCCATTAAAACATCTTCAAAGAATATTTCTGCTGTTTGTGGTCTAGCTATATATTCTAAAAAAAACATATTAGATGGAGCATTATCCATATTAAATTTAGTTAAACCATGCAGAGATCCATTAGAACCTCTTTTATCAACTGTACCTGATATATCGTAGCTATCACACCCAAAAGCACCAATGTGCTCATTGCCTGGGTATTTTAAGCCATTTTTTATAATAACATTGTTTTGTAAGTTCATCGATGGAATCCAAGATATATAAAACCTACCGTTATTGTTTGGCTTAAATTCAACTACAGTATCTTTAACATCACCTCTCCACTGAAAACTACCTCTTGTAACTAAGCTTTTGTTCTTAACATCTTCGTTAAAATCTATTTGCTCATATATTTTAGTTAAATTATATAGAGATAATTTTGCTTCATCTCTAAAAGCGTGTTTCTCTGTTCTTGGAAATTGTCTGTAGTATTCGTTTAATCCATCTTGATCACTCTTTAAACCATCAACTTCATTTTCCCAATGCTCTATTACTCCTGTTGTAATTATATCACCAGTAGGATCTAATATTTTTCCTTTCGGTGTATCGAATACAGGTAAGCCATAAGCGTCGATGAATCCTTCGTAATTCCATTCCATAGGTATGAACAGACTATATAATCCTGAGCTAGTCTGCCCGTTGCGGTTTCTCTCCCTGACGTCTGAAGCATAATATAATTTTTTAAAATTAGCACCACCCTTGTCTAAAGCGTTTGAGGTACTACCCATCATACATTTACCTACTATTTTTTTACCTAAACGTAAACAAGTTTTTGTAACTCTCCAGTTATTTAATATATTATCTGGTCTCTCCCATTTACCACTCTCGTCGTGTACTAATATCTTTAGTTTTTCACCATCGTACGAGTTGTCCCCGGTGTTCTTCCAGTCGATTGTCGTGTCGAGACCCTGTTTCTCCTCTGAGGCGATACCCTCATCAAGTTTCTTTCTTGTAAGTTTCGATGCTGGTACTCTGTACGCGAGTTCTGTCTTCGGCCTGTCCATACCGTCCTGGATCGGTTTGAAGAAGAAGGGGTAATTAACCGATATGGGTACGACCTTATCAGTAAACATCTTCTTGGCATCTTGCCCGGACTTTGATAGAATGCCAAATCTTGAATCTGTGGATATTGTAGCAAGGTTAACCGTCTCACTTGATGCCATGAAAGAGAAACCTGATCGTCTGTTCTTAAGATAACACATTCCGTAACACCGTACATCTGCTTTACAAGCTTCCCAGAAGATAAAGAATAATCTATTCGACTCCCTATAGTCTGCTGCCCCAACATCAATTTTGGACCACTGCAAGAACATATAGTGAGTACCAGTAATATAATTGCCATTACCATTGTTTTTGAACCAAAAACCCTGCTCCCTTCTTTTAAACTCTTCGTCAATATAATCATACCATTTTTCTTTAAATGTATTAGGGTACTTTTCCCAGTCAAATACACTTTTTATTTTTGAAAGCTCTTTAGGGTACTCTAATTTCTCCCACTTCTGCTCTTCTTTTTTTCTTGAACGCTTGTATATATTTTCAGGTTCTAAAGGTAGACCTATGACTAGATTTTGTATCTGTATTATTTCACCTAACGTACCATCTTTACTTATTACAACTATATCATGCTCAGCATCATAGCCATAATTCCATTTCTTATACCTGTTATTTTTTTTTATAATACCAGGTTTAATGTAATCATCAAGTGTTTTTACTAATGTTTGTTCGTACATCATTTAGACCTCCCCTCTGCAAAACCTTTAAAAGATTTTTCTTTAGTATTCTCACCTTCATTTAACATACTTTTTTCTTCTTCAATACGTGTTAGTATTTCAAAAGCGTCAAATATAGCTAGTTTCTTTGTGGCTGCAGCATTCTTTAATCTATCAGCGGTTATATCATCTCCTGAATCAACAATAGGCTCTTTAGCTACTTTTATTAATTCCTCAACTGCTCTTTGCCCAGCTTGGATTATACTGAGCTTGGTCTTTTTCGTGCTCATATTTAATTACAATATCTTTTGATTTCATACAATATAATAATTCATCGTTAACGACAAATTCAAATTCGCTGTTAGGTGTAAAGCCCACAACGTCTCCTTTGTTTATTTTAAGAGCTTCTAAAGAACTATTACCATATTTTAGTATTCCAATATGGTTTTTTTCTTTCTTTAGCTCTAACTCATCCTTATTAATTATAGGTGCTACAAAGCATCTATTGTTAAAAGGTTTCCACGAGTTATCTTTACCATATAAATATATTTGATCTAATTGACAAAAATATTTATTTTCTTTAAAGTACTTACTGCTATTTACCTCTTTACCTTTTTGGTTGTAGTATCTTCTAAATACATTATGGTGAATAATAACCTGATCACCCACTTTTATAGGGGTTTTAAAGGCTATTGGCACAGATATTACTTTAGCTTTATTATTTATAAATTTGTGACTTTCTATCTTAGAATTTAAAACTAATTTCTTATCACCTATTTTTAACTCGTTATCGTATCTTTCTCCTACTGGTTCTACAATAAAGTCATATACACTTCTCATCAATACTGAAGATCATACTCAATAGATATAGCCATGTTAGAATTAAACTTCTTCCATGGCAATACCTCATTGTTCTTTTTTATATGTATGTTATAAGAATTATCTTCTTCGTCTAGTAATATATAAGCTATCTTGTGACCACCATAAACTTCTTGACCTATAGAATAATGCATAGCATCATTTTTATAGTCAGAGCCTATACTAATCTTTCTTATAATATTACTCATCTTCTTCTATTTCAGTATACTCACCAGTTGATAAGTCTATAGATATTTTACCGTACTCTTCTTCTAGTTCAGCTTTATACTCTTCTATCTTGATGTTCATATCAGCTATAGCGTGAAGTAAACTATGTTTTTGAGATTCTAACGCACCTATTTGACCCAACACACTAGCTAGTTCGTTTTGTTGCTTTACTACTTTCTTTAACTGATCTTCTTTAATTTTTCCCATTTTTGATTAAATTTAATTATTATTTTGTATATAGTTACACTATTTATTCTGAAATTACTTCTTCTTCTACAGGTGGTGGTGGAACCTCAGCATTTCTTGGATAACCATAAAATTGATGAGCTGATGCATCACCTGGATAAACTTCATTACTTCCAAAGTCTAAGTCATCTGTACTCATTATATCGTAAGCAACACCAGGGTAATAAATTGGTGGAGTTATCTCGTGACCATCTGGGCCATAAGTACCAGGTGTTTTTACTACCTTACCAATATAAACAACTGCTTTTGTTCCATTAATATACTGCATCGAAGTAACACCTTCTTCTGTTACTTCTTGCCAAACGTCTTTTTGTATTAAAACGTCTTTACCTTGTTGTTCTGTATCAAATACTGTTTTGTAAATATTCATAATTATATTGTTGTTAAATCTTCTAATTGTACGTCTGCTAATGCTTTTGGGTAATATTTTAAACCTTTTGTGTTACCGAAGAAAGGATTTGCTCCATTAGTGTCAAAGCTTAAATTATTTAAATTTGACAAAGATATTGGAGATGTTGATGTAAAAATTTTACTACCATTAACCCAGAAAGTAATATCGTTATTCTTGTATTTTAATGCAACTTTAGAATAATCAGTCGAGTCTGTCAAGGTATAAGTGTTACCTACATCAGGATTAATACCATCTTTTATTAAATATTGTATTTGATTTGTATCACTTCTATATCTTATTATAACAACTACATTAGAAGTACCATCATTTAAAGATATTGACCTTGTGCTACCTCCATCAACTAAAGCTGCTATCTCTGCATACAATGTTCCTTCTGTGCTATTAATAACTGGTGTTGCATCTAAACATAATTCTTGATTTCTAGTTGCTGATGCCCCATCTGTTGGGATGTATGAAGTTGCGTAGGATAGAGCTTCTGATTGAGCTCCCCAAATATATATGTCAGTTATAAATGTATCCCCTTGATTTACAATACCTAATTGACTACCAGTACCAATATAATCAAATCTCTGCCATTCACTTGTTGCGGTTTTTAAAGAAGATGTGATGCTTCCATCAAAAAGATTAAAATCATTATTTGTTGCAGCAGATTTAGCATAAATACTTAAGGCTAGTGGGTTTTGACCAGTAAAACTATTACTTAATAAAAAAGTGCTTGATTGTGCGGGTAAAGTTAATCTATAAACCCCTAAACTTCCATCAGGTGCAACTATGTCGCTTTCGTATGATAATGTTGCGTTACTACCTAGAGTCCACTGACTAAAATCCTCACTATAAGTTATCAAGTTCGTACTCTGTGGTTCAAGTAAAAATGCTTTTGCACCAGTTGAGTAATCTATTCTAGGAGTGTTAGTTGCAGATATTACTTCTTTTACTGAAACGTTGTCTATTGAGCCTACAAAAAGCCCACTTGAAATAAAATATAAAGTACCATTAGTTGAAGCGTTAGGGGTAAATTTTGTTGTGTATGTTCCACTTTCTGTTATACTTAATATAGTTTCATAACTTCCATAGAATGCTCTAGCAATAAGCCCACTACCACTAACCTTTGTTGCTGTAAAAGTAACTTGATATGTTTTGTTGGCTTCAAAAACGTTTGATTGAAGAATTTGACCATTTGAACTTCCGTCAGAATTAGCTTTACCGTCACTTATAGTCCAGTTAGGTCCTTTACTCCAATTACTATCTGTAGCAAAATCTCCATTAGTTACCAATTCTGGACCTAGCTGATTTGTACTTTCAATTAACCCTTGTTCATTAACAAACGTAGCTTCTGAACCTCTTGTAAAAGTAAACTGCTCTGCAATAGTATCAAAGTCTAAATCAAATGTTGTTGCAACTGGATTTGGATATGTAAGGCATCTTAGATTTGCATCTGTTTTTGCTTCTTTGTAAACTGCAAGTGCTTTGCATTTACCGTAGAAATTACCACCTGATAATTCAAAACCTAAATCATTTAATCCAATAGGAGCAGAGCCACTTGTATCTGTTGCCCTTTCTACACCATCAATCCATAAGGCAAAATCATTAACTTTATATTTGACTGCTACTTTATGAAAATCTGTAACATCAGTTACATTATAATATAAATCTGCATATTTAGTACCACCACTAGAAACTATTGCTCTTATTCTATTTGCAGTACCATCATTTAAGATAACGACCCTATTGTTTGAGCTGCCATCATTTAATCCTAAATATCTAACAGTATTACTATTAGCCAAAGCAGCTATCTCTGCATATAACACACCCTCTGTACTATTTATTAAACTAGCGTTACCACTATTGGTTGCAATATCTTGTAGCCTTGTGTTTGAAGCTCCGTTAGTTGGAATGTATGATGTTGCGTAGGATTGGTTTTCTACTTGTGCTCCCCAAATTTCAATATCTCTAGCGGTTGCGCCTCCATAAGTACTTATGCTTATTGCAAAGCTATAAGGACTCACACTTCTTGTTATTGATAACCTTTGCCAAGTACCGTCAAGTGTAAA